TAAGGGGGTATTAATCTCATCATTTCCTTTGACGGAGAAAAAAACATTCCAAGCTTATTTAAATCAGGGCGAAGAATTAATTTATAAATCAAAAGGTATCCCAATCAAAATACAAATCAAAACATATCTTCATTTCTGTAATATCATTTATAGAAGAAAAAATAATAATCAATCAATATACAAAAGCGACCATATTAATTTCCTGAATTGCTTGACCGCTTTATTAAGATTGAAAATAATTGAAAATGATGAACTCAATGGATTCATGTGTTTCCCAAAAAGAAAAGTGAAGTGACCATAGATATCCCAAATTTATATATATAATAAATTGGATATTTATGGTCACGGCAGACACTTAAAAAATAAATTAATATATATATTAATGTTAGACTTTAATAATTTACCCGATGACATTAAGGGGTTAATTTTTAAACATAATAGAATTTCAGCAGAGACTGAAAAAAATAAAAATAAATTTAACAATGTTATGAGTGAATTAAAAGAGTTTGATCAACTGACTTGGGATTATTATATAGATGTTGTTATGGACGGCAACCCATATCCATCTGAAGAATTAATAAAATTAGCACCACCTTGGAGCGTAATGTTAAACGAGTGTATTCAAACCTACCGAAAACATTATCCAGAAGAGTATTTTGATTAAAGTAAATTCTTAATTCGTTCGTCTTCTAATATTTCTTTATTCTTCATAATATATGAAATTACATTATCATGCCTCTTCTTTTTCATCTGCTCTTTCTCGGCGGGTGTTTTCTTCTTGGGGGCTGGTGCCAATTCATCTGTGCCAACAATACCCTTACGATTAGATTTACCAACTACGATCTTTTTACCTCTAGTGGGTTTAGGGGATATCTCTTTCTTTTCATGATCAACCTTATATCCAGCATCTTCAATTAATTTCACCATATCGTCAGCAGTAGCACCCTTGGCGATTTTAATTTTAGATAATTCATTGTGGGCACGAATAAGTTTTCGTAATTCTTGCGAGGTTAGCATTTATATTAATATACATTTTAAATTTTTGCGTTTGAATTAAAAAAATAAAATATATTATAAAGTAAAATGTTAATTCATAAGTCCCACTCAAAAACTGATATTATCGATTTAATTAACAATCTAGGGTTAAAAGTTGTTTTCTCACACCAAGATAATAAAAAAGATCTCCAAAGTAAATTATTAAATCTATTAAGTCAAAATATTATTATCAAAGACAACTTTTATAAAATTGAAAATAAAGATGGATTAATTCATTTTTTAACAAATGTGAATCCAAAAAAAACTTTGACCATTAAAGAAAAAAATAATGTCATGATGGTGTGCAAACATATCATTCAATATTGTAAAAACAATTATGATTTAGAATATACCAAATACAATGAAATAAAAGAACTTCAAGATGATATGGATTTCATAAAGCAATTCGGGGATATACCATCTGTAAGAAGATGTTGCCGATTAATGAATAATGATCCTAAATTTATTGGATATAAATTCATCCCATTCATATCTCCACAAGCTCAGAAAGAATTAGATGAAAAAAGAGTTGTTAAAACAAAACACCTTACTATTATTAAAATAAGAAGATCTACTCCAGAGGACCCAATCATTCTCTATTTTGATTGACCATAAATATCCAAATATTATATATATAAATTTTGGGATATTTATGGTCACCTCAAACTAATTTATCAAGGTCTGGTTCTGGTCCAGTAGATTTCTTGGGGATTAATCTCGGCGTCTCGGGTTCTTGTGGTTTAGATTTTGTTTTTTTTAATTTTTGTTTTTCATCTTCTCCATCAGTATCATTTTCTACAATTGTATCTGGTGGCGGTTTCCTTTCACACATACATAACGAACATTGATCATTACATCCAACTCTAAACTTACAATAACATCTAGACTTAAAGATCACAACAAGCAGACCTGAAACGCCCCCAAGGATTAATCCAGTGGCACCAGCTAACTCGTTTATATTAAACGATTGTAAAAGTCCCGAATCGCTCATATTTATTTTTATCAATATTTTTTTATTGAAATTAAAATATATAATCAATTATATGAGCAACCCAAAACCAGTTGAAACCATCAAACAACTCGTTGAGAGTATTCATGATGATGTTCAAGAAATCAAAAAAGATTTAGTTCATATCAAGGAGTATATCCGAAAAATTGAAATAAGAAAGCAAATTGAAGAGGATGAAATTCACAAACAAGAAAGTGAATATGTAATTGAAAAGAGAGGCTGGTGGTGGTGACCATAGATATCCAATTTATTATATATAGATATTTGGGATATTTATGGTCACTTTGATCTATTTTTCTTACTTTTAAATTTTATGCGTTTAAAATTAATTTTTTATATGTTATATTAATATAAAGATGAACTTTGAACCTATCTCCGTATTAATACCAACTTTTAATCGTGGCAAGTTTCTGCCTTTATTCTTAATGAATATTAAGGCACAGTATTATCCACATGATAAAATCACTTTAATTATTGACGATGATGGCACTGATAAATTTATTAAAGATGAAGATCTTGAAGATGTTAAAAATCATCTTTATCCAATTAAATTAAATTATATTACCCATAAACCAAAAAGAACAATTGGGCAAAAACGAAATGACCTCGTTAAAGAATGTAAAACAAAAATTATGGCATTCATGGACGACGATGATATCTACTTCCCAACATATTTAACATATAGTTATGAAACCTTAAAAAATAATAAATTAGGTTGTGTTGGTAGTGATAAAATGTTATTCTGTATGACCGATAAAAACTGTGATATCCATATGATTGATTGCGGAGATAACCAAAAATTAATCCACGAACCCACCATCATGATGACCAAAAGATGGTTTGGTGCCTCTTGTAAGTTTGCCAATAATAGTGCGGGTGAAGGTAAAAATCTTTTTGAAGGTATTGGTAAAGTTGGTATTACTGAAATCCAAAAAATTATGTGTTGTGTCCAGCACGGAGAAAATACAATCCAAAAATTACAATTTGCCAAAGAGGATAATAAAATTAATATTGAAATCACAGAGGATATGAAAAATATTTTAAATAAAATACTTAAACAATAAAATGATATATATATATAGTATAGACAACAATGCTTGCCATGAGTGAAACTGAAATTCAAACAATTCTTACCAGATATAAACAACAGAAAGAGCGAAATAAAGAACGGTATGAAAAAGTCAAAAATACAGAAGAATTTAAAATTCAAAATCGCCAAAGGGCAAAAGAACATTATGAATCCAATAAAGAAAAGCGGAGAGAAAAATATTCAAATAATAAGGATTTAGCAATTGCCCGTAATTCTTATTATTATTATAAAAAAACAAATAATATTGATAAATTCCAAGAAAAATATCCTGAAAGATATGATCTTTGCGTTATGTATAATTATTTGAGTGATTGAAAGCCATTTTCATCAATATAAACTTCATATTCACTCTCACTTGTTGCACTACCCTCATCATCACTATAATATTCTTTTTTAACAAATCTTTGAGGTTTAAATTCTGTATCAGTTAATACAGAAATTAAATCTGGTCTCCCATTCTTGGCAAGAATGCTGATTATTTCTTCTAAATCTTCTTCATCAATGTCAATTTTGATATGGGTCATCTCCTTTTATAATTTTGTCAAATATTTTTTTTACAGGATATTTTTTAATTAAATAATCAATACATTTATCACATGTTAATTCTTCACCCTCTTCGGGTAATGTCATCCAATATAATTTACAATCCGACTCTCCCCATAAATCTAGTCGGTCAATCTCTTTCATCTTCATAAGAAGTTCTTTTTTGCAATCGGTAGGTATTTTTGCCATTATAATATTATAAATAAAAAAATTATCAAATAAAAAAAAATAATATAATATATTAAATATGAATTCTTATACAGATATTCAAGTTGTTGAATGTAATAGACTCCACAGCGAAGAGGCAAAATCGGGTAATGATGAGAATTTCGCTCTTTGGACAAATAATCTTCAAGATATCCTCCATTTAGAGGCGGGAGACAAAGTATCTGTTTTTGGTGCCATGATTAATGAAAAAGGAGCAGGTGGAGAAACTATTGAGATTAAAGGAGTTGAAACTGGTGTCAAAAAAACTTTTAATTTTACAGAAGTCCAATATCTTAATGCTAGTAATTTTTTATCCAGTGGATACGATACAATCGAATGTAATGCTTCAAGTAAAAACATCAATATAAGAGATGATACTTTGGTTTTTAATCAATCATATTATCAAACTGCCACTGGCAGTAATTATATACATTTGCCAAGAAAGTGGTGGTATAAAGTAGGTGATACCAGTGATGAGCAATGGTCTAGTGGAGATAGTGAAGATGCGGGTTTATCAAGACATTTTGTTAATTTTGAAACTGATCATTTCAGTCTAAAAAGTATGTATTATGTGATTGATTTAAGAGATGAAGATGCTCAAGAAGATCAAAGATTAATGAAACCCAAAAATGATAATAAACGATATACAATTATGATGCGTGATATATCTTATTTTAGTTATGATGCCACAGAAAACTTGCCACCATTCAATGAAGGTCAAAGAGATCCAGAAAATACTATTTACAGAACTTATAAAGAATTAAAAGAAATTGTTGTCCCAAAAGGTTTTAATTCACCCGATTATTTAGCAGGTGAAATATCAAGACAATTTCAAAAAATAAATGAAGAGAAAATATGGGCACACGGCTATGATCATAATGCCGTGGATCCATTATTTCATGAAACACCCACTCCTTATTACAGAACCATTGCCACTGAAAGTTATAAACCCTTCAATGTTGCTTGCTTGTTTAGAAAACAAGACAATGGCACTTCATTCAATATGATTGAAAATGCTTTTAAAGAATATTATGTTGAAAATGCCAGCTCAACAAATGCTTCAGGATGGGACTATTTATCTCAATATCATCTTGTTGCTTGTGATAAACCAGATTTATATGAAGCAGGACGACTTATCAATGAAGAATTCAATGTATTTGGTCAAAATACTTATACGGGGATTGGTGGTGCTAGATTAAAATATGATTGGGGCAATGACACAAACTATATTGTTTTAGATATATCATATAACAAAGACTTCTGCGATAAATTTAAAAATTTCATAGATGTTCAAAGCACATATCCCGAAATATGGGATATGTTCAAAGAAACCGATAACGATTATAATAGTGCCGATAATATCAATAATTCAAGATGGGTTCATATAAATAGATGGTCAAACGCTTCAATGACTAATGCTGATCCAGACAATGCCATGTTAGGACATAGTTATTACACATATAAAGATTGGAATGCTGAAAATCGATACAAAATATTAAATAGTTTATTATTGCCAATTAATTATGATCCAGAACAGAAAGATCAGTTTTATGAATATAATGCCTCATTTTCATTGGTTTCTCAAAATAAATTTTCATATGGTTGTATTAGTTCAACTATTGAAGGATTGGTCATTATTAAAGCAACCGAAAATAATGGTGTTGGCACGCCAGTTTATACAGAATTATTGTCTTATATTGCGGGTGAAAGTCCCGTCCCAACAAATATTGAAGCTGGTAGAAAGATTGGGTTTGATATGCATTTCAATGCCCCGGGATTATCTTGGATTCTACCTTATGCGGGTTATGCCCAAGTTGAAACCAGTTTTGATCCAAACAAAAGTCATGCCGATTATAATTTACCCAATATTGAAACAGATAGCACTTTATTAACTTATGGATATACTTATGTCAATAAACTTTATTTTGGAGCAACGACACCACAATTAAATTGGGATGGAACAAACTTTTCATTCAGTGGATTACATACACCATTAAATCGTGGGCAAGATGTAAGATCAAAAGATCCTAATTTTACCGACTATCCAGATAAAACAGATCTTGCGAGTGATATTGTTTATAAAATAAACCCAATTGAACTTATGCAAGATTGGACACCCGACCGGAAACCTTACAGAAAAGATCCAATATCTGGGATACCCGCAACCCATAAAACTTTAGCTCTAAATGAAAACCTTTTGCCGTGGTGGATATATGACAGCTCAACTGGAATCTTTTTGAGTGATTTTAATTTAACCGAGAATGAATGGAAAAGCAGTTTATGGAATATTTTAGGTTTTTCATATAAACAATTTAATTCAAAACAAAATAATAGATTGATTAAGACAGATAATAAAAATGTAAAAAATCTTCAACTAGTCACAACCAACGCAGAAATTGGTCAGGCAGATAGTAAAGTATATGTTCAAAATATGTGGGGTGCTCCAATGTATAACAACATGATGCCAATGAGCGGTCATATCAAAGGTGCCGTATATCCCGGCACAGAACAACAAGTGCCTTATTATGCTCCCATTATTCAAAAAACTGAAAGTATCCAAATCATATCGGATAATTTACCCACAAGAATGATTCGTGGATATTATGGGATAAGAAGCGATATTTTATCTCAAGCACCTTTCATCGGCGGTAAAACAAATAATACAACAATGCCCATTTGCGGTGTGGTGGATAAAATCAATGGGGATGGGGATTTTTATTTTGGAAGTGAAAGTTCTTTGGCATTCACATGTCTCAAACCTCTAAGGCTGGCATCCATAAAATGTAGTGTTCATGACCCAGATGGATCTTATGCCAATTGTGGAGATCAATCAACTATCTTATTTAAAATTGAAAAAAATAAAAATGTAAGTTTCAATATTATTCAAGAAATTCTTGAACAAGAACAACAACAATCAAAACCTAAGACAGTCTGACCATAAATATCCCAAAATTTATATATATAATATTTGGATATCTATGGTCACTTCAATTCTATGAACTCAATAGATATTACTTATATTTAAACATTTGTTTGTATTTTTTGATATTAGTATCTATATTTGTTGATGCCCCCCATAATATATAATATGAAAGATAACCAGCTCTCATCGGGTCCTTTGTTTCAAGATCCTTTTGGTGCCGTTCTCTGTATGCTGTTCTCCTTTTTTTATCTGCGTGGTGGGTATAGTCTTGTGCATTCGCATCTCCAAAATTAGTTGTTTTTATTTTCTTCATTTTACCATCCACCTCATGACTGAATACCGCTTTAAATTTTTTATTTTTGGCAGTTGCTTTTTCAATCTTCATATAAATTGGCATTTATTTATATTAAGATTTTTATTCTGCGAGAAAATTAAATAATTCTTTACTATTTCTTAAGTTGTGTAAATTATAGATTATCTATTTAAAGATAAGTTAAGATATATGATTATAATAGAAAACAAAATAAATGAGTGGCGAAAAAAATAAATCCCCAGAAAAAAAATGTGGTATTCAATATATGAATAATCAATACGGCATGTTTTTTACATTCAAACTTATTCAAGGTTCAAAGCGTCCAGCTTGTAAATGGACAGACGACAGTAACCAAGAAAAAATAAGTATCTGTAATGCCAAAGATTTTAATTTTAAATATCGGGGCACTGGATATGAAAGAAATATTGGAATCCCAACAGGTAAAAAAAATAATCTTTGTGTAATTGATATTGATTGTCAAAAAGATATCAATGAGGGTAAAACAAATATCTTCTTTGAAAAATTCAGTGATAGTCCCGAAAAGTGGGAGCAAATGTTTGGGTGCCCTGTTGTCAATACACCCAGTGGCGGTTATCATTTATATTTTCAAGAAGAACACCGTGTGCCTCAAACTCAAAATGACCAAACAAATATTGATGTTCGGGCAGAGGGTGGATATATTGTTGGACCCGGTTCAATTATCAATGACAATTTTTATCATCATGTTGCCGGGTCTTTTGAACAAATCCCAAAAATGAATGAAGAACTTATTCAATTTATGGAGAAAAATCATTCGGGTGGCAAACCTAAAATCAAAAAATCAAAAATTATGAAAGATGAAAAAACTGGTGAAATAACAGAAATTGAAGAAATTTTGGGTTGTGATCAAAGTTTATACAATTATGATTATACCGATATTATGTTAAATCATATTATCAACGGTCTTGATGATAAATATTTCAATACACATATTCACTTTCTAATTTTCACCACCGCTATGAAACAGATAAATCGTAAAGATTTGTGGTTTGAACATACCAAGAAAAGGAGCAAACATGAATGTAATGAGGATTGGATGAATAAATTTTGGGATGGTATCAAAGATGGTCATAAAACTATTTTGGCATTCAATCATCTTCTTATTAATACTTCATACCAAAAAGATACTATTAGGACAACACTTGATTATTATAAATACAAACAAACTCTCACCAACATTATTAATCCCGATGAATACATTGAACGAACAAAGCTTGGGATTAATGAAGATGGAGAGCAAGAGGATTTTTTTGATAAGGTAATCTCCGATAAAAATCAAAAATATTTTGTTATTAAAAGTGATACAGGCACAGGTAAGACAACCTCTTTTCGTAGATACATGAAAAAGAAAGGTCAATTTATTTCACTAGTTTCAAGAACAACACTTGGGACAGAACAATACAGAACTTTTATGAGTGATGGTTTAGATTGTGGATATTATGATTATGAAAGTTTCAATGACCCGAATATGTCATATGTTTGTCAGGTTGATAGTATTCTAAAAATGAAATACTTTCTGGATAATGGATGGCTCACTGATTTCACATTGTTTATGGACGAGTTCAATTCTATCATCAAACATCTTTTTTGCAGTGATACTCTAACCCACTCGGGGATTAGAATGCTTGTTATTCAAACATTAACTGAAATGATAAAAGAGGCAAAACATGTTATTATGACTGATGCCGATATTAGCGACCCAGCGATGCGATTTCTGTATAATGCTGTCGGTGGGGACAAAGAAAAAGATAAAATTCATTTCATTCAAAACAATTACTATCATAATAAAGGCACACCAGCTCAAGAACTTTTTTCACTTGAACAAGTAATTGAAATGATGAAGAATGAGACTGAATTTATTGTCTGTTGTGATGAGGCAAGAAATTGTCATATAATCAAAGAAGAACTTGAACAACATGAAAATAAAAAAGGTAAAAAAATTATTGTTATTGACAGAGAAACTCAAGCTAAATTTATGAACAATTTAGATTTAGATGATTATGATATCCCAATATTTTCACCCAAGGTGATTTATGGTCTTGATAGTGTTAGACAAAGACCGGTGTTTTGTGTATATAGTGAAAAAACTATTGATCCAAAAGATATGGTTCAACAAATCAATCGCAACAGAAATATCTCAAAACTTTGGTTTTATTTTTCAAGAAAAAAATGTCGGGATAGTCACTTCAATACTTTTGAGGATTGTGTTCAAGATACACTTGACTGTCGCAATATATGTAATAAAATTGACTATCTCAAGCAAGAAATCAACCAATTACATAATGATTTCATTAATATATTCAATATGTTCAAATATAATGAAGATTGCTATAAAACAAACCCCAGTGCCCATTTTAGAATGATTATCAAGGAACGTGGATTCAAGGTTTCAACATGTGTATTTCAATCTAATACTAAACAACTTATCAAAGCTCAAAAAGAAAGCAAAGAATTAAGAATAAGTATGATACATAAGGACTTACCTTTTGTCAAAGAGAAAAATGAATATTACGGCATCCCAGAGGATAAGATTAAAGAGTTTGCTCCAATATTTCTTAAAAGTAATCATCTGAGCCAATTTCTAAATTGCAGAAGTTATTTTTATAATAAACACGGCACTGAATACAATCCCGAAACTCAACAATGGGATGACCAATACACAGGTAAAGAATTAATCAGACTTATTCACCAAAAAAATGAAATGAAAGAAAAAATTCAACTCAAAGAAGAATTTAACATCAAGAAGATTAAAACTTCACAATGTAAAATGATATTTATTGATAAAGTAAGACGCGAATGCGGTGTAAGAAATAGATTTTCAATTCAGGGATTTAAACCAATGAAAGATGAAAAAGCAAATGAATTATTGGGTGAATATCAAAAAACATTTAGTTCAAAGAGTAAGAGTGAAGAAAATCCATTTATTACCGAACATGGCATTCAAAAACTTATGTGTATGATGTATAAAAATGTATTTGGTTGTGCTCCATTTAGCGGGGTTGGTAGTAAAGTAAATGTTGATGGCAAAAGGGTAAGTGTTTATAAATATGAAGATGGCAAGGGCGGTGAAGATTGGGAGCAAATGGAAACACTTCAAACTTACAGCAAGTTATCATACCAAAATAAGAAAGACGAAAAATATAAACAAGATGAAGTGTCATATGGCTGGAGTGAGGATGATTGAGCGAAGCAATCGGTGAGCGAAGCAATCGGTGAGCGAAGCAATCGGTGACCATAGATATCCAATTTATTATATATATAATTTTGGGATATCTATGGTCATTATCAATGATTGATATAGATTTTAATGGATATTTATGGTCAGACTGCTTTGCTTGACCACCTATTTTTTCTTTTTAACATTCATTAATTCAAAAATTTTATTCGGGTTAATTTTCTCTTTTACTTGTGCCTTCTCAACCTTATGTTGAAATGGCTGTTTATAATTGGGAGTGTTTGGATTCAAGGGTTTCACATGATTTGGCATTTATTATTATACAAATATATTTTTATTAAAAAAAAACTTTACAAATAAAAAATATTTTTAAATAATATAAAATGTCATTGGTAGTCTGTTCAAATAAGGAGCAAGATGGTTCTTCACTTCGACAAGATCAAAGTATTTATAGTGCTTGGAGTTTTCGCAATAGTTTGCCCAGCACTATGAAACTCCCACCTCATTCACAAGTTGCCTTGCAATCATGTAAAGTTAATGTTGATGGTAGAGTTGTTTTTTCAAGAAATAATCATCGTTTTTATCAGTGGTTTGGTGAGATCCTTGACAGAGATGGGACGCCTCCTCAAATAAAAGATACAACTTCATATCCAGCAATTACAACAATGACGCTTGATGAGGAAAGTGGGCAAGTGATTGAAAAGAGTTTAGATGATTTTGCTGAAAGACTTCAAGCAGTTTTAAGGAGTTCTTCATACCATCCAAATATGAAAGACAAAGCACAAGTGGAGGTTTTAAGAAATGCATCAGGTCTAGATTTTCTTGGATATAAAATTGAGTTTGATCAATCCACACCTGCTGGCAATTCTATCCCCACCGATAATGGATTTGAGAATTGGTTTCGTGTAGATCAAGATGATGGGATTTTTAGTTATGCTGGTGGAGTTTTCAAAAGAGAAACAACCAAAGATGCTGATAGATGTGCTGGGATTGCCAGAGCTAAACCTTTCTCATTAAACAATGGGTCGTTCATTGTTAATATTAGTGGTGCTGGTGCCAATGCCAATGCTTCAGGTGTTGAGTGGCATGTTGGATTAAGTAGATACATAAATAATCCAAGTGATGGATACCGGGTGCCCGATTATAATGAATGGATAGATGATGATGATATTGACACCAATGAGGATGGGTTTATGGACTTTGCTATTGCGAGAAATTGGCGGGGACAATTAGTTGTTTATCATAATGCTTTTGATCCTGATACTGCCGATGGGAAATCAATACGAAGACATGAAATTGAATATTGGAATAATGCTTCAGCACACCCCAATTTTGCTGGAAGCGATAGAATAAATCTTGATGGAGAACCTTTCACAAAAGTTGGGTTCTTTAGTGAAGGTGAAAGATTAAAAGTATCTTTATATAATAGCAGTGATGCTCAATGGCAAGATGTTGTCCAATATACTGGCACCGCTAATGCCAATACATATTTTAAACCAGTTAATCAAGCATGTTGGTGTCTTCATCCCGTATTGTGTGTTGGTAGTGATGATACAGATAAACATTGCACTTTAAAGATTGAGGAATTTACAGCTGTGCCTTTACTAGATTATGATCCAACAACTCCCAATAAGGGTGGATGGTTTGAAACACTTGAACTATTAACACCCGGGACTTATAGATGCCAAGAGTTAGAAACTACAAGAATTTGGAGCGATCCCAATGTTGATGGTGGATATGTTCAAAAAGGTTTGAATGCTTCAGGTGGCACAAATTTAAAACATGTATTAATTCTTGAACAATCCTCTTTATATGCCCCAACATATGGTGCCAACGCAAGGCAGATAATGGGATTTAGCAATTCAATTCTGGATTCTCCAAATAGTATTACTGGAAATCGTGTCATTTATCAAAGTGATATTGTGCCAAATCTAACATCTTCAATGGCAATGTTTGTGAGATTAAATAACTTTGGACAAAGTGTTTATAATGCCCACACAGGAAATCGCTCAAAGATAATTGCTCATTTACCAAGATTTGATAATACCCAAAGCACTGGACGATTATATTTTGAACCCAATAACCTTATATGGATTGATCTCCAAAATCCCAGTGAAATGAGTATCAATGAGTTTGATATTTCATTCTCCTACGTCAATGAACAATATGCAACTGTCTTGACAGGGCAATCAATTGTTTGTTTGTATTTTCGTCAGTCCCCAGATTTTAATAGATAAGAAATATAATCATACATAAACTATTTAAAAATAGATTATTAAATAAAGTATATAATAATATATAGATATGAAAAAGGGAATTGTTTATTGTATTGAATCCAATGGATTAAAATATGTTGGCTCAACCGATAGAACTATCAAACAAAGATTATACAATCATAGATGTTGGGAATTATATGACATGAATAAATTTGATTATTCAGTCAAGACATTGGAAGAGGTTGAATATAATGAAAAAATTGAACTGCGTCAGAGAGAGCAATACTATATGAATATCATTGAATGTTGTAATCGATTAAGAGCTGTCGGGGTATCAAGGAAAGTATATGACAAAATAACCTATGAGCGACACAAAGAAAGAATTTTAAAAAGGATGAGTGAATATCAAAAAACAGACCAAGCAAAAATAAAAGCGAAAATCAGATATCAAAAAAATAAACATAAGATTTTTGAATACGAAACTAATCCAATTAATAAAGCAAGGAGGAATAAGAACATGAGGAAATTAAGAGAAAGAAAAATAACTTGGGGCGGTGATCCAAGAAATAATAATAATTTATTATCAATTGATATTGATATTTTTCATTATTAATTTAATAGATTATTATAAATTTTAGTATCCATAGATTTTTTAATAAAGTTTAGTAATTTTTTTTTATTTTTAGAAATATTTTATATCTATTATTATAAATATGTCTAAAAAACAACCCCCGCGTGTTCTTTTTAATTTTGAAGAACAAACACCATCCATGAAATTAGAATTGAAAGATGATTTTGATATTGATGTGATTGATAATTTAGATGATTCGTTTGAGCAGGAGGATGATGAATTGGAGATGCCAAGGATTGTGGGTAAACCCAAAGTTGAAGAAAATGATATTTTTGATGATATACCCCCGAAGGTAATCGTTGATAAACCGAAGGTAATCGTTGATAAACCGAAGGTAATCGTTGATAAACCGAAGGTAATCGTTGATGAAGATGTTGTAATTGAAAAACCAAAAAAAGTGGTTGGTGAAAAAAAACCAAGGAAACCCATGAGTGAAGAACACAAACAAAAACTTGCACTGGCAAGAGAAAAAGCTATGGCGGTAAGAAAAGCAAACGCAGAAGAAAAAAAACAGATGAAGGAAATAGAAAACCAAACAAATCAATTGAAAAAAATAAAGAAAGTAAAAGAACTGGAAGAACTAAAAGATGAGGTGGAATCTAAAACTACTGAAAAACCACAAAAGGGTTTATCGCAGATCACCTCTGGTTTAACCAAAGAAGATTTAGAACAGGCACAATATGATGCGATTGTTAAATATGAAACTTTAAGAAAACAAAGGAAGGCGGAGAAGAAACGCCAAGAACAAATTGAAGCGGATAAGCAACATATCATGAACCAAATAAAACAACCAGTGGGATATAGATACCGAGATGGATCTAATAAATGGGATTTGTGTTATTGACCATAAATATCCATTGTTTTAAATTTCATTTATAGATAATGACCATAAATATCCCAAAATTATATATATAATAAATGGGATATCTATGGTCACCGATTGCTTTGTTTGACTTTATTTAAATTCGTTCATATTAAAAAAATAAAATATCTATTCTTATAAATGGGATATATTTTAAGTTGCTCCACTACCCCGAAAAGAATTCAGAAGCTCATTCAAATCATACCCCAATTGAAATGTAGATATAAATATTTCGTTATTAATATTTGCCCCAAGTATAAAAGATTTGGAGAATTTAAGATCCCCAAAGAATTATTACAATTGTGCAATCGGGATAAAAGAATTGTATTTCAATTCATAGATGATTTTGGTCCCATCTGTAAATATATAGGTGGATTTAAATTCATGCGAAAAAAACATTTGAGAGATGATAAATTAATTATTATTGACGATGATATTTTTTACATGAAAGACCTATTTTATGAATTAATGGATGAAAAAACAAATAATAATATCACAACTGGTTCGGGGTTTAATTGGGATATAAATAGAAATTATAAAGTTGTTTTTGGAGAATGTCAGATGGTAGAAGGTTATGGAGGAGTGTGTTTTGATTATAATCAATGTAGCGAATTTTTATTTTGGTATGTCCAATTTTATAAACACTTTGGGTTTACATCAGAAAATCTTATTGATAAATATTTGAGTGCCAGTTTTCTTGGAGATGATTTTTTATTTAGTAATGTTTATAAAGATAAATGGGCAGTTTCAAATGGTAGACAATATATCAAACCATTTGATTATGGATACAATGATGATGCTCTCCAAAAAAATAATATATTTGGATCAAACATGAATTCATATTTATTTCTCCATCAAAATATAAAAATATTTAATACATTTAAATTAAAATATTTATTAAATAAAGAGATCAATGCCAGATAAATCGTTTGTGTTTTGTAGTTTGAGTGATAGACCTCAACTTTCTCAAATACTTTTTGAACATTTACAATCCTATTGTGATAAACACGGTTATAAATGTGTTTTAGAACATAAATCATTGTGTAATGAAAGGGCTCCCGCTTGGTCAAAAATCCTTTTATTACAAAGAGAAATGAAAAACAATCCAGATTATGAATATGTTGTTTGGGTTGATGATGATATTTTAATTACAAATAAAAATAAAAAATTTGAAGATTTTATCAATGATAACAAACATTCAAATATCATTGTAAGTGAAGACGCAATAAAGTCATATCCAATGAATACGGGTATCATTATTTGTAAAAATGACGAACAATCATTGAACTATCTTCAATATATTTGGGAACTATGTGAAAAATATCCCGATAGTAAATATCAAGGATTATGGGAGCAAGATATCATGACAAGGGATTTTACCGAGAATCCAAATCAAAAAATTATAAAAATCCTACCTTATAAAACAATTCAAACATTTTACAGAACTAGCAATCCTGATTGGCGACCAAGTGATTTTAGTGCCCATTTTACGGGTATGTCTATGGATAAACGAATTCAAATGAGAAATGATATTTTAAAAATAATTAAATAAAATAAAAATATAATATAAATATAATGGATACTAAAAAAACACCCAAGATCTATAAGGTTAAGGATTTAGATGGAGATGAAAGGTTCAAAGATGTTCATCCACATCTCCCCCAGTGTCCCAGCTGTTTAATTTTAGTTGGAGCAATTAAGTCTGCCAAGTCCAACCTCATCTGCAATATCTTAATGAACCCTGAGATGTATAAAGACAGATTCGATATTGTCCGCGTTATGAGCACAACGCTCCATATGGATGACAAGGGCAAACTCATGAATAAATTCTTCGAGTGTGATGATCACTACGAAGACAAATTTATTGATGATATAGTAAAATCTCAAGGGCAATATTCAAAAATAGATCGTCCCACATATTGTTTAGTATTGGATGATTGTTTAACTTCTGATTTTTGTAAAAGAAATAATACTCTATCATTTTTTATGACAAAGATGAGACATTATATTGATATGTGTATTTTATCTACCCAGTCAATAAATCATATACCGCCACTCATAAGGGCACAAGCACGAGACATTATTATCGCAAGGCAAAATAATCACAAAGAAAAAATTAAACTAATGGAGCAATATAGCGGATTACTTGGAGATGATGGAGATAGAAAATTTATTGAGTTATATAATTATTGCCACCGAGAACCTTATCATTTCATGTATATCAAAGCGTGTGAAAACCCAGCGGAGGTCTATTTTGATTTTACTGAAAAGATACATCCTAAATAAATAATTAATTATTTTTAATATGAATAAAAAATATAATCAATAATATAAAATGGATTTATACGGAGTGAATGGCAATGCCGTCGCAATGGGCAATGCTCGTGTCCAAGCAGTGAGAGATTTAAATGAACAGATCAAATCTCACAATGATAATGTTGCCAATCAAATCAGTGGGTTGATGGATCAAGAAAAAACAACTCAAAAGATTAATGATGCTAAAAATCTTGGTCAATCTCTTTGGGTTGGTTCAAGCATGCCTCAAAGAATTCAATCATATAATGATTGGGTCGCTAGTGGCAAAAAGACTACAAACCCCATAACAGAACAAATCAAAAATATTAAATCTCAAGTTTCTTCAATTGCTGACGATGCCCAACAGACTGTAAAAAGTTCATTGGCAAGTGCCACAGAACAACTCCAAGATACGGCAACTAATTCTTTACAAGCGGTTCAGAAAAGTGGAGCAAATGTTTTATCAAGTGCCCCCGAAGGTCTTGCCGAAGGCACAAATGCGGGTAAAACAATAACGGGTGAAATAAGTAGTGTTGCGGGTGAAAGTGGTGTTGGAGCAGAAGCATCATCACTATTGAAGCAAGGTATGGGTCTTGCTGAAAAGGGTGGGGATTTAAGTTTAGGAGGATTAGCAAAATCTGGATTGGGCAAACTTGGTGGGGCGGCGGGTGTATTTGGTGAAACTGCCATGGCTGGTGTGGATATCTATGATGATATTAAAGCTGGTGGCATTGCGGGTAATAATAATTGGGAGAAGGCTGGCAATATATTACAGATTGGCGGTGCTGTCAGTGATCTTGTTGGGACAGTCTTTCCTCCCGCAAAATTATTGGGTGGCGTTCTTGATTTGGCAAGTGCTGGTATTAATACAATTGGAGAAAGTGCAGACACAACAGACAGTGACGCACTAAAGCAAAAGCAACAGCAAGAAACCGAACAAACTGTCAGTGCTCCACAACAATCAATTATCACAACTGGTCGCACTCAGTAAGCGAAGCAATCGGTGACCATAAATATCCAAATATTATATATATAAATTTTGGGATATCTATGGTCAGACTGCTTTGCTTGAGACTGGTTTTAACTTTTTTAATTTTTTTTTATTTAATATTTTTATATTAAACATATTATAAAATATGGCATATTGGAGAGTTGATGATAGCGTTCGTGTTGGTGAAAGTAAAATCTCCATCCCGAGTGAGAATGGTCTAGAATATTCTCCTAATCAAAAGATCCAGTTATATGTAGATCCATCTACGAAGTTCATGGATGGGCGTGAGACTTACCTTGATTTTAATTTTCAGATTAAACTCCCAGCGGGTAAGAAACCAACTCGTCTTCAATTAGATAAGGTAGGTGGCAATCTTTTATTTCATAATATTCGCATATATGATGGCTCTCGTGGTCAGCTGTTAGAAGAAATTAACGCATATGATACTATGTGTGCTGTCAAGTATGATTATGATAAGGATGCCAATAGTGAAAACATGAGAGCACTTCTTGAGGGTGGAGCAATATGGACGCCAGACAATCGTGGAGAACGTGGCACCACAAGGACACCAATGGGCAACACCACTCATAATCCATATTTTAAGAAAACCTCGGGAGATCAAACAACTGTTTTCACCGATGCTGATTTCTTAAAGACTAAACTGACAATCCCACTACATACTGGGATTTTTGCCAATTCCACCACTATCTTCCCAGTTATGATGACCAATGGTCTATATATTGAACTTGATGTAAATCCTGCCGAGAAGGTTTTAAAACAACTTGAAAGTGTCCAGAGAAATCGTCGCACTGAATATGCTCCATATTTTCATTCTCGCAATGGTTCCAATGCCAGCAGTGATATCCTTGGAGGTATTCCCAATGGTTCAACGCTTACTTCCTTTTTTGTAAGGCGAGATAATAATCTTGGCGGTCCCGATAGTGTTTCTCGTTTCCCATTTGTAGTTGGTGAAACTTTTGGATTCTGTCGCAGTGATAATAATGGGAGCACTGAGGCTTTCAATGGTGAGTTAGAAATAAGTGAGATTAATTTATCCACTAGTGCGGATGGTGGTGCTGGATTAATTGAAGTTGTTCTTACAGATCCAAGGGCTAAAACTACTTCTTCTATGACAACAACTGATTTTGATACGGGTGTTGCTTATGTCATGTATTCTACGGCAGTTGAAAAAGAATCCAGTTATGATGCCACATTTACAATTTCAAATGTCAATTTAGTTGTGTCCCAAGTCCAACTTGATCCCTCTTATGAACGCGGTATGGTTCAAAAGGTTCGTGAGGGTAAGGCAATTGAGTTTGATATTATGTCTTGCACTAATTACAAACACTCCATTCTTGCCAGTGATAGACAGACTACTTTTCAGATTTTTGCCCAGAATTCTCGTGCCAAGTCTCTTATGGTAGTCCCACAGGACGGTTCTGTATATAATAGTGCCGAATCAATTTCTGGCAAATCGGGTTATGTAATTAAGGGCAGTGGCAATTCAGATGCTGTTCCTGCAAGCAAAGACGCCCAAGATACATGCTTACAATCAAATCGCTCGGGATACACTGGTATATGTGATTATCTCTCCAGTATCCAATACACCCTAAACGGTAAGAGGGTCCCATCACGAGAAATCTCTACCAAGAAAATCGCCACTCGTAATTCAATTGATCAGTTTCATATCTATGAGCTGGAGAAATGTCTAGATAATTCTGGCATCCAGCCTAAGAGTTTCTCGGCATTTATGGAGAATTTTGTATTTGGTCGTGGGTTTAGTGCTGGTGGGCAGAAGGGTGCTATGGATTTAAGAGGCAAAGACCTTGCTGTTATTCTCAAATATCTTGAAGGCACGGCACCAACCAAACCGAAGCTCTTCAACTCATTTGTATGGCATTTACGTAGGTTGATGGTTCGTGATGGTGCTGTTGATATTATCATGTAATGCGACAGCAACCTCTGGTAAAATTTTAAAAACTTTTTTTATTAATTTTTGTTTTGAATAAATTATATTTTAAATAATATAAAATATGACTTCCCGATTTGTAGAGATCCGGCCGGACAACGTCCCAGCAGATGGTAAAGTATCTTTCAAGAATGGGTTTCCCATTCTATCTTTCACAATTAGTGCCCAGAATGGTATTCTTGATACCAAATCCATAAGAATTATTGGAGATTTCAATGCTTACAAAGATAATCTTGCCACCCCAACCCCTGTTCGTGAGGGGGATGGTCTCACGATGAATAATCGTCTTGGTATTTACAATTTATTTGATTCCATTACAATAAGATCTCATCGGTCAAAAATGATCTGCGAAGACATAAGACATTACAATAAATATCTTAATACCTACCTAGGACTTACCAGCTCACTCCAAGATCAGATTGGGCATTTAAGTTCGACATGTTTAATTTACCCCAATCCTCTCGCATTTCGCAAGAATGTTATTGAAAGTCCAGCGGGTTCAAAGCAGACAAATCACTTTTCTGTTCATCTCCCGTGTGGGTTTCTTCAATCGGGTAATATGATAAATTTAAATCAAGATGCCTTTGGTGGTGTCCAGATTGAAATTTCATTAAGTCCAGATTCCAATGTATTTTATTCAACAACTGGTATTACCACTGGATTAACTGAATGCCACTATGAACTAACCAATCTTAAACTATGTTGTGAAGTCCAAGACATTCCTGATGGTGCTTTATCGGGTGATCAGTCTCAGGGTGTAATGAATTTTAACACAATCACTTCTCTATATACTTCCATTAATTCTACCAATGCCCAAATTCAGTATTCGCTCTCTCTTCGCAATGTATTAAGTGCCTTTATGACCTTCATGCCCGTAGCAAATAACAATACATTATCGGCAGATGGTATGACTACAACATTCATGTCGGGTTCTTCAACAACAAGTGATATTGCCAATTTCCGTAGAATTCAGTTTTTAAAGGGTGGTTCTAAATATCCCGCGGATTTTGATTTTGTAAATAATTATGTTGGAGATGGCAGAACAATTCTACCAGATCCCCAACTTGTAAGGGGATTTGTCCAAGCTGTATTACCAGAGAATGCTCAAGATAAATCTGCTATTTCCCCGCTGAATACTGCTAGGGACTATGTTTTAACGACTAGCACTGCACAAAATTCATACACGAGTATTCCAGATGGTGGAGCACTCACTGGTCTTGGTGTTAAATATGGTATAGGTGGTGCGGGAGAGGACTTTTCCTCGGAGCAGTTTGGAGTATCCATTGAAAGCGATTTAAAACAAGACCATCCTCAAGGCGTGTATATCTTTATTAAGGCACGAGCACAGCTGGTATATAATCAAAATGGCATCCAGCTTATCCAGTAAGTCTCAAGCGGAGCAGTCTGACCATAAATATCCATTGTTTTAAATTTCATTTATAGATATTGACCATAGATATCCAAATATTTATATATATAATTTTGGGATATCTATGGTCACTTTGTTTTCTATCATATTTTTTTTGATTTTATTTTTAAAAAATATTTTATATTATTATAATTATAAAATATGGATACTATGTCATCTACCCAGCCGACAAGTGAAGAAGGATTTGCTCCTCCAGATTTCCTTCGTCTTCAGCAGATCCCAGTGAATTATATCCAGCAGGTGGAGACCGACCTACTTGAACCAGTGGTATTCAATCAGGGTTCAGCAACGCAAGATGGCTTCGCTCGTTGGACTTTACAGAACAAGGGATTTTTACACTCTCATTCCAAGATATTTATTGCGATTGAACCTCAAGATGCAGGTGATCAAAATGATTGTTTTTTTGCTCCGCATATTGGAGTTGCCCAGTTAATCAAAAAGGCAGTTTTAAAAATTGGCAATAAGACACTCAATGAACTGGATTCTTGGGCGGGTCTTCATGCTGTGAAATCTTCTTTAATCTCCAATGAGAACAATCTTGAAAGAGAACTTTATACCACTGGCAGATGTATGAATTATCAGTGGGCATATGAAAGTCGGGATGCCAAGGAGGCGGATGCGATAAAACTGGATGTCGGTGTTGAACCCGATATTGGTTTTGCGAATCCAAATACTTTTCTCCCCAATTGGGCAGTTAGTGATGGAGAAAAAACCAATGAATGCCCATCTTTTGGTATTGACCTCTCGGACCTTTTCCCGTTTCTAAAGGTTCATCAACTCCCGCTATACATGATGTCTGAGCCAATTAATATTGAATTAACCTTTCACCCGACGCACCAGTATCGCTGTCAAGTTGCTTCAAGTGATAGTCCAAATCTCGGTGTCAATATTGTAAGGGATCAGTTAAAGTTTTGTGCCGACTATATTTTTTATGGTGCCACAGATGAAATGGAGCGGTATGCCAACGCCAACAAAGATTTAAATTTCTCATTTGTAGATTACCGACTAGTTGAACATTCACTCACCCAAGCTGGTCTCAAAAATGGTATTATTCAAAATCTTGGTATGGCAAACAGACTTGTCCCACGCATTATTACTGTTGTTGCTCCAAGCACAGCCGAGAATGATGAAGAGACGATCCTCGGACAATACACGAGTGTGTCTCCGGGTGTCAATGCTTCGGGCAATCTTACTGGACCATTAAAATATAATGTAAGATATAATGATCGTTATGAATACACGAGTGATATTGACAATACCTCTCGTCTGTTCTCACTATTAACTGATAGTGAAGGTGTTCCAATGCTTTCCCGCAAGATGTATTCGGGACTTGGTGTCGCAGGTGGATTCAAGACGACTGATCATTTTGAAGGTCGGTCTCAATCTGCCGATATCAACAATAGTTTCTTTTATCTAGGATCGCGTCTGACAAATGGGCGGGTGGGACAGCGAGGCATTGAACTCCATTTAACTATGGATGGAGCATCGGGCAACCGTCTTGAACCAAATCTATTAAGGTCATATTGTGAATATCTTCGCGTTGCTCGTCTCGTTGATGGGATGGTGGAGATCTATAATGCTTAGTCTGACCATAAATATCCAATTTATTATATATATAAATTTGGGATATCTATGGTCACTTTGATCTATTTTTCTTACAAAACTTAAATGTTATAATCTTTTTTTATTATAATTTATTTAAAAAAATAATCTTAATTATAAGTATAAAATAATGAAGATTAATACAGACAATCCCACTGAGGCAATTTCAAATGATCGCCCAAATTTAAAGGCAAATACTATTAAACAATATGTAATTCATTTGACTAAACTGAAGAAAATATTTTCCACTGATAGTTATGATTTTTTATCAAATCCCGATGAAGTTATGGATAAAATAAAGGACAATCATTTTACATCTCAAAGAAATACTTTGAATGCTGTGATCATATTATTATTGGCAATAAATCATGATAAGAAATATGACGAATTGATTGAAGATTATCAAAAGCGTCGTGATAAATTTAATCAGCAATACCTTGATCAAAATGCAGATGGTAAGATTAGCGAAGCTCAGAAGAATAACTTTGTTGAATTGGACGAAATCAAAAAGATGTTAAATACAATGGAGAGCGAAATAAAATCCCAAGGATTAAAGAAGAAGGAGAACCTCAAGGGCAAAGAAAAAGAATTAATGATGGTATATACAATCTTCTCCATGTTGGTTAAGTATCCCGTGAGGTTAGATTTCTCGGGTATGAAATTAATTTCAAAGACAATGTATAACGCACTTAAAGCAGATGATAAAAAGCTGGGTAATTATCTAATCAATGAAAAGGGTAAATTAACGATGGTAATGAACGAATACAAGACCTCCCGCAAGTTTGGAGAGAAGAAGATTCCAATAGATAAAGATGTTCAAAAGATTATTCGTATGTATATGAGAAGCACCGGCAAGACCAATGGGGATGTATTGTTTGTAAGTTCAACTGGTAATGAGATCAGCAGAAATGCTTTATCTCAATTACTAGTAAAGACAACAAAGAGGTATTTAAATAAGTCTATCTCCACCACGATCATGAGAAAAATAGTATTGAGTGATAAGTTTGGAGATTTGGTAAAAGAACAGAAAGAGATGGCGGAGATTACCGGGCATGATGTATCCACAATGAATGCCGTATATATTAAAGAAAAATAGTGAAATCAATATTTAATAAATTATTACTTGATTGAGGGCGTCCTCCCCAAGATGCGACATAATCATTTCTGCTTTTTATTTTATCCCTATTTTTATCATTCCATTTTTTATTTTTTTGTTTTATTAGTTCTTTATTATTGTCTCTCCATATTTGATCTTTCAATAATAATTTATCATGATTTTTATCCCTATATCTGGCACCATATTCTTTATATTTATCTTTATTATTATGACGATGATTTTTTTTATAATCAGTATAATCACAAATTTTTGCTTGTCTTTGATTGATCACATTGTCTAATGTATTCATAAAATATTGTTCTCTTTCATATCTTATACTTTCATCACATTCTTCAATAATAATAAAATCCCAATCATTATTGTCAATAATTATTTTTGAACTACAATCACTTTGAATTTTATGTCTTGATTTTCTTTTGCTTATATCATTACAAGACCCAACATAAATATTGCCATTTGTATTATCAATGATTTTATAAATGTATGTCATACCCTAATAATATAAGACAACAA